AATTGTCGTGACGTTCGTGTATGCCGTCTGGAATGTAGTCTGAAACCATGTTCCGACCGCTGACAGGGCGTTTTTGATATCCGTCCACCGGGCGGAAAACCACTGTCCGATCCCGCTAAAAATTGTCGTGACGTTCGTGTATGCCGTCTGGAATGTAGTCTGAAACCATGTTCCGACCGCTGACAGGGCGTTCTTGATATCCGTCCACCGGGCGGAAAACCACTGTCCGATCCCGCTGAAAATTGTCGTGACGGCTGTGTATGCTTCTGTAAACCTATCGGAAAACCACTGTCCGACGCCCTGAAAAATTGATACAATCCCGTTCCAGATATCCGAAAAAATTTTCTTTATATCGACGCCGAACCCCTCGAAATATCCGATTATAAAATTAACCCATGCCGAAATGATATTTTTCACAAAATCGATCACGTTTTGAAGGGCGGCTTCTATGTATGTGAAAAATCCGTCGAAATCGCCGGACAGTAACGCGAACACTGCCGAAACGATGTTTGTCACGAACTCGACGACGTTTGTTATCGCTGAAATTATCGGCGCGGCGGCGTTTATGATTCCGTTCACGATCGCCATGATCCGCGTCAGGATAAATTCAAATATCGGCTTCAGGGCGGTCATCAGTTTTTGAAATGCTTCTTTTAATTTTTCCAGAAGCGGCTTTATCTTGACGACCATATCCTGAAACGCTTTTTTGACTTTTTCGACGGCGGCGTTTACCTTTTCCCGGAATTCGTCGTTTGTTTTATACAGATATACGAACCCCGCCGCCAGTGCCGCGATCGCCGCGATCACGATCCCGACCGGGGACGCAATCGCCGACAATGCGCCAGACAGTCCGCCCATTTTTGAGATCAGACCGCCTATTTTTGTTATCATTCCGCCGATCCCTGACGTCAGTTTTCCGACGCCTGAAATTATTTTCCCGCCGATCAAAAGCGCGGGTGCGACTGCTGCCACAATCGCCGCGATCCTGACGATCATTTGTTTCTGTGAATCGTCCAGGTTCTTAAACCACGTCGTCGCGTCCTTTATTTTCTGCGTGAACTGCTGAAAATATGGCATAACCATTTGAAGGATTGTCTGCCCTAAATCGATCCCGGCGTTCTTTACCTCATTTAACGCGATTTTCGCCTGATTCGACGTCGTGTCAAGTTTTGCGAATGCTTCGTCCGTCGCTCCTGTGGAATTTCCCATTTGTTCCACGGCGTCATTTAATTTTGTTGCATTGTCCCATAGAACAGTTGCGGCTTTCCCTGCTTCGGCGGATCCGAACATATTCCCGATTGTTGTCCCCGATTCATACGCCTGTTCATCCAGAATTGACAGAACGTCCGTCAGGCTCCAGCCTTGTTCCATAGCTTCCGCCATAGTCAAGCCGCCTTCCTTGATATGTTCCGTCCCTGCTGCGAATGCTTTAGCGGCGGCGGTTCCCTGTTTTCCTAATTCGTTCAACATGGAATTCATATATGTTGTTGATTCCGCCGTCGCTATGCCGTTTGACGTCATAACGGCGTACATTCCCGCCAGATTTTCGATTGAAACGCCGTTCGCCTTTGCTGTTGGGATAACTTTACCCATTGAAGCCGCTAACTGATCGACCGTCGTTTTTCCTAAATTCTGTGTATTTATCAGGACGTCGGAAACGTGCCCGACCTGATCCGCTTCCAGTCCGTATGCGTTCATTGCTGTTGTCAGGATATCCAACGCCGCCCCGGAATCCGTGAATCCTGCCTTTGCTAATTTTGTTGCGTTTGAAACGAAATTCACGGCATCCCCGGTTTTTTGCCCTGCTGAAATCGCGTCGTAAACATTATTAGCAATTTCAGACGCGGAAATCCCCGTCTGATCTGACAACTCCATGATCTGATTCTGTAATCCCTGAAGTGGGACGCCTGTTTCCTCTGACGTGTCGGCGATTGTAGACAGTTTCGCGATTGCGTCCTCGAAGTTCATTGCTGCCGCTACTGATGCCGTTCCGATACCAGTTATTGCCGTTGAAACGGGCGTTAAAGCCTTTCCCGCCGACTGCATACCGTCCCCGACTTTGGTTATCTTTTCCCCCGCTTTTGAAAACTTGTCCCCGACGTCCTGAACTGTTTGCCCGATAGATTGAAGCGTCGGGTTTAAGTTTTTAGCTTCATCCTCTAATTTTTTCAGTTCTGTTTCCGTTTTCGTTATTTCGGTCTGCAGGGCGCGGTACTGGTTTTCGTCTATTTCTCCGCGCGTAAAAGCCGCAGCCGCCTGTTCCTGTGCCGTTTTCAGCGTCTGCAACTTTTCCTTCGTCGCTTCGATTGATTTTGAAAGAATTTCCTGTTTTTGCGCCAGTAATTCCGTATTTTTGGGATCCAGTTTCAACGCCTGATTAACGGCTTTTAACTGGTTCTGAAGCGTCTTTGATGTGCTGTTTATTCCCCGCAACGCCTTGTCAAGTTTCGTCGTTTCGCCGCCGATCTCGATTGTGATTCCCTTAATATTGCCCGCTCCCATATTATCGCCCCTGTTCTATTTCTTGCCGAATTTCTCACGCAGACGCGCTCGATCCGGCTTTGTTTGCTTGTAATAATAGGCGTTTTCTAAATATTTCCGCCCTTCCTCTGTCTGGTTCATACTGTGGATAAAGGCGTCCCGGAAATAATACAGATATTCGTCGATATCCATTTCGCCGATCTCCCGGATGTTTAATCCGGTGTATTCGACGACCATTCGTTCCCCCGCGCTATCCGGCGTATAGAATAATTTGTCGTCGCTTTTATGCCCCGGATAGAACGGGATTTCTAATTTGGGTTATTCTGGATCCCGCCGACGAATTTTTCGTAATATTCCGCGATAAACGCCGTCATTTCCTCTATGTCGTAATCATCCGCGATCTGATCCGCGTTTATTTTTACCCCGTTCAGGTTATTAGACAGACAGTCCGCCATAACTCCCGCCATAGTGTCGATTACGTCGGCGACGTCGGCATTTTCGTCCTGCTGCAGTCTGTTCAATGCCTGAACCTTTCCGAATGTGTTCTTCGTCGGCATTTTTACCTGAAGAACCGTTCCGTCTTTCAGTGTTACATTGAAATATGTCCGCTTGATTTTGTTGAAATTAAAAGATAAATTTGCCATGATCTGATCCTTTCCCTTTCTTTTCCTGAATGAAATAATCCGGCGACGGGCGTTTTTTAGTCCCGACCGCCGGATCGTCTTTTGTCCTGCTGCCTTTTACGCGTTCGCTGTTGCCGCCGCTGTGATAATGACGTCCCCGGTCACGCTCTCGATCGTGACTGTTCCGTCCGTACTGTTCCACGCCGACGCCGTGACATCCTGACCGTTCATTGTGACTGTCGGCGTCTTGATTGTGTGATCCGCTTCTGCTGTCAGCGTCGCCGTCAGTTTTTCGCCCTTATTTACCGTCGTTCCCGTGAATGTGGAAGAAACATTCGTCAAATTCTGTTCGACATTGTATGTTGCCGGAACCGGATCGTCGTCTGTCAGGATTTCTTCAACGTAATTAACAAGTGTTCCTTCCTCGTCCAGATTCGGCATTGCTTTGAATTCCGCGTCAACGACCGTTGCGTCCGACGGGGCGAAGGATAACGTGAACCCCGCCTGATTCTGCCCGACAATCATTACCCATATGTCGCCGTCCTCCGGATCGACATGATGAAAACAGATAACGTATTTCGCGCCCTTCCTGTTTCCGACGCCGCCGATCTTTGTCTTGCGATATTTTCCGTCCGATGAAACGGAAACGCGGGCGGTATCACATAATTTTTCGATCGTGTCCCCGATCAATGTCATCAGTCCCGCTTTCAGTGTGACTTCCTCGGACGTGATAACGGTCTTTGATACTTTTCCCATATCGTCCTTCGCTTCCTGAACCTCGTTCGTATATTCAAGCGTCGCGCCGTTTTTGATATAGGAATAACGGTTCCCGTCGTTGCAGAAGTCCTGCGGCTCCGGGATCTCCTGCCCTTTTTTGAATGTCGCCAGATGAATATATCCGGATCCTAAAATAATTCTTTCAGGTGCTTTTTCCATTGCTTTCTTCACTCCTTTTCTAAAATTTTTGAACGACGTTGAAATCATACGCCGTCTGATACATATTTTCCGACTGGATCGGGGCTGTCGTTTTATGGAATTCGATATCAAATAATACTTCGCGTTCGATCCGGCGTTCCAGATCGTGATCCGGCTTCCGGTCAGTGTAAAGTTCAATCGAACCGTTTATCTTTCTGATCCTGTTTTCCGCGTCTGTCCCGGTCTGATCCTCCGAACAAAAATAAATCAGGAACGGCGGATCCGGCGCGGGATTCTTTTTCGTTTCCCGGAACTCATATTCCGCGATCGGAATTCCCAACGCGACCGCCCGTTCGATGATTCTTTCATACTTAACGCCCATTAGATACCCCCGTTCGCGCTCCTGACGGCTTTTTCGACTGCTTCTACTGCCATATCCTCCGCTGTCTGTTCTGCCGGAAGGATATGTTCAAACGCCCGCGTCCGCTTGCCGTTCCTTGTGACGTGTCCCTTTTCCAAAAGGTGCGTCAGTTGATAATGCTTTCTGTTATGGACGGAATATTGTTCGCCCTTCGTTACAGATACGGCTTTCCTTGCCGTCACGCTCCAATCAGGCGTATATTTTCCCGTCCGCTCTTTGTATGTTCCGCCCTTTTTCAGCGTTTCCGCCGTCGTTTCGGCGACCTCTTTCAGATTTTCGTTTATGTTTTTCGTAATTTCCGCGTTATACGTTTCCAACTGTCCCCGGATTGCTTCGTCTAGTTGTTCCGGCTTTACTTTAGCGACCATGATTTCCCACCCGTTCCGCCGCGTACAGTTCGATCTTTCCGTCCGGTCTTGCGCCGTATGTCCGATAGATCGTCAGGCGCTTATTTCCTGCCAGAAGTTCCGGCTGTTCGTCGTATTCCTCCGCCCATATTACAAATTGTTTCTGCGCTTTGTACCCGTTGACGCCCGCCGACTGGAATTCGTCACGCCCGATCGGGTTCATTTCCGCGAATACAGACGTCTTTTCGTCATCCTCCGGCTTCTCCCCCGGATGAATCAATGTGATCTGACATTCCGTCATCAGGTGCGCCCCCTTCCTCCTGTTCAGGCTCCGGGGCGACAGAAAAATATTTACTGTCGCCCTTTAACTTTGTGATATTCAAGTCATAAATGCCCGATAAAATCGGATAGGCGTTCGTGTCTATGGAATAATTCGCCTTGACATACGACAGGACAGTTTCGACAATCAGCGGATCCGAAGGGTTCGACAACCAACTGTCATCAACCCCGATCCGCTTCATGTCCGCGATCGCCGTATCTGCCACTCGGCGGACGTCGGCGTCCAGATCGTCAGATACGGCTTTCCTGACGCGCAGACGCGCCGCCTGATACAATTCTTCGATCGTCATTTACTCCGCCCGCCTTTCTGACTTGCCTTTACTTTCCCGCTGCTGCTTTCTTTACGCGGATAAAGCCATTCCACGCCGCCACGGATCCACCCGCGAACATGGACGCCCTGAACGCTGTCTGTCCGTTCTTGAACTTGTAGTCATCGGAACGACGGACGTCGATATCGGAAAAGATCGCCAGTTCGTAGTTCTGTAAATAGCCGTATGCCATTTCATACGCCCCTGCTGCCGTCGCGCTGTCTGATACTGCCGCGCAAGCGGAATTGATGACGAACGGAACGCCGTCGATCGTCCCGGTCTGTCCCCGGTTGATAATTGTATAAACCTTGCGCCCCTGCTTGTCGCGCAGTTTTGCGAACGCTTTCAAGTCCTTTTTGTTCAGGATCAGCGTCGCCACACCCTCGACTTCCTCATCGCCGCCGAACGAATAAATAATTTCGTCCAGTGTGCCGTCATCGATCGCCGTGATTGTGTCAATGTCCGTTGCGGGATCAATGACGCGCTCTGTCGCCTTTGTTGGATTGTAGAAAATCCCCTTCAGTTTCGATGTGGAACCGTCCCCGATCAAAATCTGTCTTGACAGATAACGGCGGATCGCCTTGCTGACGGAACCTTCGATCACGGAATCATAATCGGCGTTAGGAAGTTTCTGCATTTCCTCCGGTTCCTCCGTGTATGCCGTGATTTTCTGCTTTTCAATCGTCACATAACCGAATGACGGCTCCACGTCGCTATATGCCGCGCTTTCTGCCGTCGCTCCTGCTCCGTCCGCGCCGTAGTCCTTCACGAACCCGCGTTCGTATGTTTCGCCGCCCTGAAGCGGAACTGCCTTGACCATATCGATCAGGGCGGAAACCGGGTTCACGGTCTGGTTTAAGTCCGGCGCGGTATGTACGACCGGGGCGGTCTGTGTTACAGACAGGGACGCTTTGACGTTCGGCGTCGCTATACGGGCGGAAAACTGGACGCCCGCGCCGTCTTTTAACGCCTTTCCGCGCTTGTCGTATGCCTTGACTGTCCCGTCCGCCTTTTCCTCCTTTTCTCCCTGATCCGGCTGCGGTTCGTCCGCACTGTCCGCGAAGCCCTGAAGCTGTTCGCGTTTCTTTGCCTGATCCAGAATGTCCCGGATATCCTGCGCTTCGGTCAACAGTGCGTCCAGAACTTCGCCTTCCGCTGTCTTTGCGGACGCGCCGATCTCTTTCAGACGCGCGTTCAACTGGTCTTTCGTGAGTTTCAAAAGTTCTTCATGTTTCATAGTTTTTTGTCCTCCTTCACAAACTATTGATGATGATCCGCGCGATTTCGTCGCGCTTGTTATTCTGAATCAGTTCCGCCGACCGCGCGTCCTGATTGTCAGACGTTTTGTTCCTTGCGGCTCCTGCCGCCCTCTGGACGGCAAGATCCTTCGGCATATTACGCGCCCGCGCAATATATCCGCCCGCCGCCGCCGCTATTTCCGCGACGCTTTCCGTCGTTTCGATGTTGAAATATTCCGCCGCGTCCTGACCGTTCAGCCACGTTTCCGCGTCCATAAGGGCGCGGATCTGATCCTCTGTCACGCCCTCTTTGACGTGTTCCATATACACATTCAGGATCCCGCCCGTTATGACGTCCAGATCGTCCGCCATTTTCCGCAGATCCGCCGCGTTTCCCTCTACCAACACGAACGGATTATGAATCATCAGGAACGCGTTTGACGGTATCTTCGGCGGCGTATTCCCGGCGAAGGCAATCACGGACGCGATCGATCCCGCCAGTCCGTCAACGAATACTTGAACGGCGTTCGTTTCAGCGAAACGCCGGATCATGTTGTAGATCGCTATCCCGGCAAACACGGATCCGCCGCCGGAATTGATGTAAATATTCAGGCTTTTTCCATGCTGCCCGCTTAAAAAATTCTTGATTGCTTCCGGGTATTGATCTTCTTCCTGCCATGCGCCCCACCAATCGGACACAATATCGCCGTAGAAATACAGATCCGCCGACGTCGGCGTTTCGTTCCTTACCTCGAAACAATTAAACATTTTCACTTTCGGCATTATTAACGCCCCCTTTTTTCTCTGTTTTCAGGAAATAGACTGCGGACTGCCTGACCGTGTTTTCCGGTATTCCCTCCGGCTCCGTCCCGCTGCTGTCCGATCCTCCGTCGTCCTTTCCCACCTGATAAAGCGATTGATCATCGGTATTGACATAATTTAAACTAATCATCCGCACGTCGCCGCCCTCGATCGGTTCGTAATACATCAGTTCCCGAAGTTCATTTATTGTGATAATCCCCCGGTCATACAGTGCGCCGCCGATCGTCATCCGCGTTTGAAGTGTCGCGTATTGCAGACGGTTCGCCGTGAATATGACCTTGTTTCCGAACCCTCGTTCCCGCTCCGACAATAATTTGAATGTGAATTCAAGTGACAACTGGATCGATATCGGTTCGATGACATTTTCATAAAACGAATTCCATTCCGTTTCGGTAAACGATGACGTCAGGATCTTTTCGTTCATGTTGTAATACCGATATACGTTATCCCTTAAATACTGCGACTGAATCACGGGGATATTCGGCGGCGTCTGCTTTACCTCATGGAATGACATTGAATTATCCAGTCCCGCGATCCCGCCGTCGTTCGACGCTGACATATACGCTTCCTGAAACTCTTTAACTTTCTTTTTCAGTTCCTCGTCGTCAATGAAATTGTTATATTGCAGATATCCTTTCAGGTTTGCGGAATTTCGGACTGCTGCCCGCAACGCTTCCCCTGTCGTGTCTATCAGTTCAAGCGTATTTTTCAACTGCCCGTCCGGGGCGGATCCCATAAACCGCTTCTTGTCGAAACGGCTTTTGATGTGGATCACGTTCTGGTATGGCAGCGTATAATCTTTTTTGTCGTAGTCCCACCGGAACCGGAATAAAAGGACGCCGTTTTCGTCCTCCCATATTCTCACGTTTGACGCCGTGATCGGTACGATCGATTGAACCCGCATAAAATCCGGCGTGTAGAATATGACCGCGTAGGCGTTGGAATGATACACCAGATCCGACGCCATTTTGTAAAGTGCGGAATATGTGTCTGTTTCCGGCGTCCAACGAAGCGACAGGATCCGTGACAGATAATCATTCCTGACGGACAGTCCGGCATCCGTCCGCCTGACGATCTGCGGCTGCAGCTTGCCGACGTTCGACGCGATCACGTTTGCGATCGCCCCGACGATATCGGAATCCGCCAGATTCCCGTTCGCTTGATAATCTCCGCGAATGGCGAAAAACGGCTCGAATTTTGCCCGTCGCAAGTTTAATAAATCCCGTATCAGTCCCACGTTTTCCGCCTCCTTCCTCTGTGTCTGTTCGTCCTATCATGCAATATCATACAAAACGAAACCCCGACAGAATGACGAAATTTCTTCGTCCTGCTGCCGGGATCATTTTCCCCTGTTTTCCAGAAGCCGCCCTATTTCGTTGTGGTATTTTGCTTTTACCGTGAACGCGTCAAACAGTGCGACCGCGCCGTCTATGTGTGACCGCCTGTCAATCTTAACAGGCTTCATTCGGGAATCGTTCATGTTGATATCGACAGCGACGTTTAACAAGTGTGACTGCAATAGTCCATTGTCCCCCGTCACGATCCGCCCGTCCTTTAAGTTTCCCTCGAACTCTATCAGGATCGGCGTCAGGTTTGTTCCCTGATACACGTCGTCCATATGGAACCCGGCGTCTTTCATTTCCTGAACCAGATACTGCGCCGAATATCTGTCATAGCCAACTTTCAGCGGCTTTATTTTATAAACCTTTACCAGATTAAAAAACCAGTTGAAAACGTCGTGATAATCGACTGTGTTTTCCCCGCTGATTGTCAAGAATCCCTGTTCGCGGAAAATGTTATATGCGACGCCCTCTTCGTCGATCGCTACCTCGTAACGCTTTTGTGGCATGAAGAACTGTACCAGACAATAATTCACGCCGCCGCGTTCTATGACGACGCCCGCCGCCGTCAAGTCCGTTGTCCGGGATAGATCGATTCCTCCGACGCAGTAACATCCCCGGAAATCGTCAAGTGACAACGAAGCCGGGATTCCCGCTTCGTCTTTCCTTGCCGCCTTTTCGACGTCCTGAAAATCTAACCAAGCGATCGCCGAATTCTGTTTGATGTTACAGAATTTCGTCAGGAATTCCGCCTTTTTTGATAGGCTTGAATGTGCGATTGCGATCTGTTCTTCGTAATACTGCCATAAGACGGACACGTCCAGATTCGGATTCGACTTTTCGATTTCCTCCCGCGTGTCCCATTTCTCCACGTCGTCGATGATGAACAGGAACGGCAATAGACGGCGTTCTTTTTCTTTCCCGATTGACCGACCTTTCAGAAAAGCCGTCGCCCGTCGGATCAGTTCGTCGTATATGCCTTCGTTCTCATATCCCGCCGTCCCGGTTGACATGATAAGCGGCTGCGCCCTGCTACCAGTCGCCGACGATATGACTTCGTACTGTTTTAACCCGGCGTCCCCGCGCCACGCTTCGATCTCGTCATTCAAACAAAAATAGACGTTGAATCCGTCGGACTTTTTGGAATTGAACGCGATTTTTTTCACGGACGTGTTGAAGTCCTGAATGTAAATATCTGTCCGGCGTTTTTTTGTCATTTTGTTTAGTTCGTCGTCAGACTGGACGATCTGATAAAAGGCGTCGAAGCATAATTCCGCCTGATCCAGTTTCGGCGCAAGACAATATAATTTCGCTCCATATTCCCCGTCGATATATGCCATGTATGCCATGATTGCCGCCGCGAACAGTGTCTTTCCATTTTTCCGGGCGACAATCAGAAGGACTTCCCGGAACATACGGCAGTCCGGGCGATCTGGATCCATGATCCCGAATATTGCGGAAGCGACGGCTTTTTGCCATAGTTCCAGTTTTAACAGATCGGCGCGTCCCTCTGAATGATGACAAAAATTTTCAATGAACCGGATCGCCTTTTCTGCCTTTTTCTTGCTGAAAATGTATTCCCCGGAATTGATCCCTTCCGTCAGGATCCGGAAAATGTCGTGTATATATTGCCCTGCTGTCCGGACGCCCTCGACCTTTTCCCCGCGCTTTATCCGCCGGATCGCGTCGTAATACTGGAATATATAATTGTCTGACAGCGGCGGGCGGTTCTGCCCTGCTGCCCCGTCCTGCTTTTTCCTCATGCTTTAATCATCCCCGCGAAGTTGCATTATCCGCGAAACCTCTTTTTTCTGTTTCGGCGGTAACATATCGATCAATGTTTTCATGTTTGACGTGTAGGCGCGGGCGTATTTCTCATACGTCTGGACTGCCGGATTCTCTTTGACAAACTTCTGTGACGCGTTTTTCGTCGTCGTCTGCAGTCCGTGAAGAATCATGTCCGCTTTTGCCGCTTTCATAGCGACCTTCTGGAACGCGACTTCCTCGATGATACGTTCTATCAGTTTCATTTTGTCCGGATCGTCGTCTTTGACAGAACGGAACATCCGCCGGATCGCGTTAAACTCTTTCTTGATGTTCGCTTCGGTCAATATTTCCGTATTGTCCGAAATAGTGGTCTTTTTTTCCGCCATTTATTGAAGTTCCTCCTAACCCCCCTATATGTGCGCACATTGCAGCGTTTTTTGGTAGTCCCTCCCTCGGTTCCAAAAGCCGCTCCCATATAGCGCATACCGGGGGGCGGTCTGCGCCGCGCTGCTTATATGCTTATAGCGGGACGGGCTGACCGCGTTCATCGAAGCGATATCTTTTTCCTTTTCCCGCTTTGTGTTCCTTGTTGTGGTGTTCCTCACATACCCCTTCCAGATTGTCGAATGAAAGACTGACCGCCGGATCGTTTATATTCCCCGGCGTTAAATATATTTTGTGATGAACTATCTTGATCGGCTTCATGTCTGTCAGTGTCCGCTTCCCCTGTTCGACCTCACGGCGACACCGTTCACAATATCCGCCCGCGTGTACGATATACGCCGCCCGCGTGTTCTTCCACGCTGACGACTGATAAAACCATTCCGCCCAATCTTTCGCCATTCTATCCGCCACCTTTCGACTGCTGCCGCCTTGCGTCTATCAATCCCATGTGATCCGCTATCAGGAAACAGAATTGTTTCCGGTACTGGTAGAACTGCCCGCGATAACAATATGTTTCCCCCATATGTTCCCACGGCGTCCCGTATGCGATCGACTGATATATCTTTTCAACGATGACGTCACGGACGTCCGGATCAATGTTCCCAACGTCCATATCGTCCTTCGCTTTCCTGATTGCTTCCGCCGCACGTTTTGAAAAGGGCGACGTTTTCCCCGCGCGGGAATCCATTCTGACCGCCGCGTGAACGATCTGTCTTTCGTTGTAATCCAGAAAATAACGCTTCACGATTCCGCCGCCCCCTCTCTGTTTAGAATGTTTCTTCGTTGCTGTCCCTGAACGTCGAACGGATCCGGATCATCCCGTCGGAATCCGTGTCTATCTTGTGTGTACGCTTGCCGATCTTGACTGTGACATAATCGATCGCGCCCTCGAATGTCGCGCGGATAGCGCACAACACGACTTGAAGCTGTCCGCTTTCTTTGCTGAATGTATTCTGCGCCCATAGTCCTGCCGCTTCCATTCGCATTTTCTTTTCACGCGCCCGGATCGCTTCGTCGCAGTCACATTCATTTGTCGCCAGTTCGTTCAGATCCTCCGGCGCACTCCCCTGCGGCGCGTCGATGATCCGCGCCTGATTGCAATACCGACAGAACCCCGTCGCCTTTTCCATGGTACGGACTGTGGGC